AATTGCCGATTATTGTACAACAACAACAGATTTATTTGCAAATGAAATAAAAAAGATAACTGGCAAAGATAATGTGAGTGTGTTATATAATTCAGTCGATCCTATTTGGATGAAACAATTTCAGAATAACTGGAAACCAGACCCGGATGGTAGAGTTAGAATTACATATATGGCAGGTTCTTCCCACTTAAAAGACGTGGAACAAATGGATGGTGTTATGAATGTATTATCAAATGATTTACAATTGCGTGATAAGTTTAAAGTTATAATTTCAGGATGGGATACTGAAGGTGGTACTACAGATATTAGTTTCAATCAAGAATTTGGACAGCTTTTACAAGCAAAGGGTTTATGGAACACTAAAACTGTAAAAATAATCAATAAGACCAAAGGAAATGTTGATATGATTCCGGGATTGTCTGATGAAATTAAAGACAAATATAGAGGTAAATTATTTACTTCGACTCAAAGAACAATCAATTCAACCGAGTCAGTATATTTCACGTATGAAAAGATTTTAACGAACAATCATAAAATGATAATGAACTCTGATTATCTTCAGTGGCTCATGAACTACGAAAGAAACGTTAAATATCCAAACGAAGGCAATTTTGCGAGACGTTGGACGGAAAAAGCTAATGCATATGCTAAGGTATTGGATGAAACAGATATTGTTATTGCACCGCTAGACGATAATGTTTTTAATACTATGAAAAGTAATCTAAAACAAGTCGAGTGCTGGTCAAGAAAGCTTCCAATTGTATGTTCAGATATTCCACCATATAATGTTCATGGTAAACATATGGAAAATTGTATGCTGATACCAGCAAAAAAGAATGCTGAAAAATATTGGGTTAAGTATCTTAAGAGATTAATATTAGATGCTGATCTCCGTAAGAAATTGGGTGAACAACTATATGAGGATTTTAAAGAGACATATAATTTAGCTAATGTTACTGAAAAGAGAGTGGCTTTCTATAAAGAAATTGTAAGCAAGTCGTCAAAGAAAATAGATTAATGAAAAAAATTTACATTTGGCTACGCATTGCGTATGAATCGATTAAGTTTAATGTTGGAATGGCTCTTGTTAGGTCTGAGGAAGAGGTATTTGGAATGCCAGATAATCTTAAAGACACAGATAAAAAGAACCAGAGAATGCGCCATAGAAATCCAGTATTGGAAAAATTCTATGCAGGTAATACTGATGAAAAATATGTGAGAGAATACTATGAGATACTCAAGGGTGCTGATAAATTTATGCGTACCGCCACACCAAAAAAAATGGCAATTGCTGCTGATAAATACGGTATGTCGTATGGTCAAAAGGATGAATGGGGGAGACGTTTTGAACATTTTGGATTTTATGAAGAAGGTAGCAAGAACGAAGGCAAAACCCTAGGTGAAGTAATTCTTGCAGATTACGAAGAAAGACGAACAAAAGACGACGACTATAAAATAATTAGAATTTTCAATAATCTCCCAATACAAGCAGGTTTAGCAAAAGCACTTAAAACTGAAGTAAAGAAAACTGAACAAGAAGATGTTGAACACGAGTTTGAGGTGTTGAACATATTAGAAAAATCGAGGCTTTTTGAATTTCCAATCAAGGTTCATAGAGAAATTGATTGTATTAATAAAATAGAACAACTAACGGAATTTCTTCACGTAAAAGAAATTGGGATGGGAATGGTACAACTCGAATTTTTTATTCCGGTAAAATTTAAAGCCTCTGAGGTATTAGAAGAGTCTGATATTTTTAAAGAGTTAACAACAATGTCATATCTAACAATAAAAGACGAATATGATCTAGTGGTAAACTATAGGGTTGGAAAATTTGTAAAGAAAATAACACAAAATAACGAATACGATGTTTTTAAATTCGAAGGTTATGTAATGGAAGACTTAGGCACATACTAACATGAAAAAAATAATATATTTTTTAAGAAAAGAGGAAATAATCGAAAGACTCAATGAATACCCAGAAGTGCCAATACGTATGGTTACTGGATTAATTGATTCAGAACACAGTGACTCATTTTTAGAGTTTTTATCTGAAATTGGTAATAACGTACCTTCGGAAGAACAACTTGATGCTTGGGCAAAATTAAATAAAATAACAATAATTAAAAAGTAATAGATTATGTCAGAATTTTTAGACCAACTAAAACAAAGTGTTGATAATGGAGTATTTAACTCTGATGCAGCCAAGAAAATAAATGAAGTCGATGCATTGGCTGATAAGAAATTAGCTGCTGGCTTGGATAACTTAGAAATGGTAAAAGCAACTGCCGCTAACCCAGTACCTGCAAGCCAAGACGAAGTAGAGAAAGCAAATTTGGAATATCAAAACGCTATGGAATTAATCATTGAACGTGATAAATTACTTAATATCATAGCAACGCTTATCGATATTGATTATCAAGTAAATGAATCGATTAGAGACATGAACGAATATGTAGAAGAAACTGCAGCTAGATTGGATATTGCCAATCCAAAACATTCGGAAGTGTTTGAAACAATCAATAAGATCAGAGAAAAATACAAATCAGTAAATATAAATCAATAATCATTAATTAAAGAAAGAAAAATCATGACAACTTATGATGAATCGAGTGAAGAGTTGACGAAACTTTTCGAGGAAATTAAAGAAGAAACCACAATTAAAAATTGGGTAGAATTCAAGTTATTAACAAATAATAGGCAAAAAGAAGCATATAAAATCGTTAAATTAAACGATTTGGTTGGTGCTCTTACCGAAGGAACTAATTTTGCTGTAGTTGTAAACGAGAAAATTTTCAATCAGCTTCCTGAAGATTTACAGAGAATTGCAATGACTGAGTGTTTATGTGGTGTTATTGTTTCCGAAACAGATGCCGTTTCTCTAGAGAAACCAGACTTTTCAACATATACTGGGATTTTGGTGAAATTCGGACATGAAGAAGTGATAAAACTAAAGGAAAGCATTAAGAGCCTATACGATAAAGAAAAAGAGGAAGAAGAAAAAGAAAAAGCGCAGAGAAAAGAGAAAAAGTCCAAAAAGATCACATACGGCAAGTAACATTATTGCTGTTAATATTTAAATCCCGATCAAGCGATCGGGATTTTTTTGTTTTGAAGTATTTATGAAAAACACTCAATAATGAAATCATATAATATCAAATTTCCAATAAATGATGATGTGTCTTCTAATAATTTGCTTCTTATGACGCAAGTCACTAAGGACGCATTTAGTTCTGATTTGTTGTTGTTATTATTAACTGAAAAAGGAGAAAGATATTATGAGCCCGATTATGGTACTAATTTATTAAAATATATATTCGAGCCTAATGATAATTTAACTGCATCGGATGTTGAAGAAGAAATAAAAACAACCGTAACGCTATATATACCTAGTCTTACTATCGATAAAATAATATTCGATTGGAATCTAGATGAAAATGGTGTTCCCATTGGTGAAAATCAATTACTAGTAAGAATATTATTTACATATAGCGAAGATGCGTTTACTGAACAAGGAACGATTGAATTAAATTTTTAAAAAGACGCACATGCCTAAAAAATATAATAATATCGAATTTATTAACAAAGCAATTGCGGTACATGGCAATAGATATGATTATAGTAAAACCATTTATCTTGGTTATACTCATAAGGTGAATATTTGTTGTGTTGAACACGGTATATTTAAACAATATCCCGGAAACCATTTAAGGGGATGTAATTGTCCTAGTTGTTCAAATGAAAAAAATCCAAATTTGATTTTAAGTGCTATTGATTTTATTAAAAAAGCGGAAAATATACATGGAAAATACGACTATTCTTTAGTTGAATACGTTAATTCAAAAAATAAGATAAATATTGTTTGTAATATGCATGGAGAATTTAAACAATCGCCTACGTCTCACCTAAACGGGAATGGTTGTCCTAAGTGCTCTGGTAAAAATAAAACAACTAATGAATTTATTATAGAGTCAAATACTATACATAATAATAAATATGAATACTCTTTAGTTAACTATAAAAACGCAACGAATAAGGTCGAAATAATTTGTCCTGAACATGGGAAATTTTTTCAAATGCCATCACAGCACATAAGTGGATTTGGATGCCCGAAATGTAGTGATATGTTTATTACAACAAAAAAGTTTATAACTAAGGCGAACTCAGTTCATGATAATCTATATGAATATTCGTTAACTAATTATATAAATGCGAAAACTAAAGTAATTATTGTTTGTAAAAAACATGGTAGTTTTTCTCAAAGAAGTTCAGATCATTTAAGGGGGCATGGGTGTCCCCAATGTAAAAAATCTTTTGGTGAAAATTTAATTGCTAAATATTTAAGTGAAAAAAATATATATTTTGAGAGAGAGAAAACCTTTAGTAAATGTAGGGGTCTTAAAAGAATGCTTCCTTTCGATTTTTATCTTTCTCAATATAACTTACTGATTGAGTTCGATGGGGAACAACACCATAAAATAATTAACTATTGGGGTGGAAAAGAGAAATTTTCGAAGCAAATAGTTAATGATAATATAAAAAACGATTTTGCTAAAAAAGAAAATATTAAATTATTAAGAATAAAATATAGTGAAATAAATAATATAAAATTAATCATTAACAACATACTATAATGGATAAAAGCACAAACGTAATTGCCTATGGTTCACGTACTTTCGGTGAAATGAGACAAGATTTAGTTTCCCTAATAAGACAAACATATCCAGAAGTACTGTCGGATTTTACGGATTCGAGTGTTGGAGCAATGCTTATTGATTTAAACGCAGGTATTGGAAATAACTTATCTATTAATACGGATAGAGTATTTCAAGAAACTCAATTAGAATATGCCCAATTAAGGTCATCGATAATTGGGATTGCTAAGAATATGGGATTTAATATTCCAGCTAAAAGACCTTCTGTTACTGTTGTTGATTTTACCGTAACTGTCCCTATTCTTGGAGACAGACCAGATTCGTCGTATTATCCAACGTTAGCTCCCGGCGCACAAGTAATTGGGGGTGGAAAGATTTTTGAAACTCAGGATACTATCGATTGGAATTCGCCATTTAGTCATTTGGGTGATGCAAATAGATCAATAATACCCAACTACAATTCAAATGGCGTCATTATAAGCTATGGAATAACAAAACGAGAGGTTGTCATCAACGGTTCAACAAGTATCTTTAAAAGAGTTATAAATAGCTCAGATGTCGTACCTTTCTTTACGATAACACTTCCTGAGCCAGACGTTATTGAAATCGATAACGTAATTTTATTGGAAGGTACTAATTACACAACAATACCTCAATTGTCTGAATTTTTTACCAATAGCAATAGATTTTATGAAGTAGAATATCTCGCACAACAGAGAGTTTTTGTAGAAAATCAATCCAGCAACTCAATTACTGGAAACACCAATGGTATTATGGCAGCACATTGGATCGATGTTACAAAAAAATTCATTAAAGAATATACCACGAATGGTTACTGCAAGTTAACGTTTGGTTCAGGAGATTCAGAAAGTGATGCGTTTAAAAATGGTTTTATTAAAGCCGGAGTTAATAATCGTGCTTTTTTAGAAAATTTTTTAAACAATACGGCATTGGGAGAAAAACTTAAATCTAACTATACTTTGTTTGTTAGATATAGAACAGGTGGTGGGAGTAATTCGAATTTGGGTAGTAATATATTGACTCAAATGGGGCAATATCAAATGAGAGTTGCGGGTTCACGCCAAGACTATAATCAATCGGTATTAAAGAGTTTAAAAGCAACTAATCCAATACCTGCAATTGGTGGTAATGATGGTTTGAGTACTGAGCAAATAAGACAACTAATAAAATATAATTTTTCAAGTCAAGGAAGGGATGTGTCCTTAACTGACTATTTATTGGAAGTTTATAAAATGCCGGGAAAATTCGGTTCGCCATACAGAGCTAATGTCTTTAAGAAGAATAATAAAGTAGTAATCTCAGTACTGGGAATTGGGGCTGATGGAAAACTCTCAAATACTACAAACAATTTACTAATGGGAAATATTACCGAATATCTATCAGAGTTTCGTATGGTAAATGACTATGTGGAAATAAAAGACGGAAAGATTTTTAATTTAGCGTTAGATATTGATGTTTATGTTGAAAACATAACCGATAATCAAATTGCAAATAGTATAATTACCATAGTTAAGGACTATTTTAATGTTGTTGATCATGAAATGAATGATGATATGTATTTGGGAAGACTACAGAGAAAAATACTTGAAGCAAACGGCGTAATTAATGTTATTGGCATAAAAGTGTATAATAAGGTAGGTGGACAATATTCTAAAAACACAATATCTCAACAAATACTAGATACGTCTACTGGGGAAATAAACATTATTAACAACACAATTTATTCGGAAGCCGATTCTATGTTTGAAATCAAATTTCCAGAAAAAGATATTAGGGTTTTCTTAAGAAAAAGAACAAATGCAAATAATGAATGGAATTCATAAAAAAAACCATATTACTTAAAACGATTATTGGCACAATAAAAAGCGTAAGTGGTAGCACTAATGTAATTGTGCCTGATGTGTCTGCAATATATAACATCAAAATTAATCTATCTTCCGAACTTAAAGACTTGGGGTTCTTTAGTGTTGATGTAGAGGGAAATGAAAACCTAGTAACTGGTAATGAAGAACAATATTTGGTTAGTGGAGTATCAACAAGTAGATTGAACGAATTAAAAAAATACACAGTAAGTGAAGATTTTAATCAACAATATCTAACTCACACCACAGGAAGAACTGATGGTGTTGATTATGTAAATTCAGTACTTAATCAAGAAATAACATACTATGTCGATGGAATTAAATATACAGATACTGTGGTTGATAGTAACACAACAATAACAACATTTAGTTTTCTAACGATTGGCTCATTTAGTTCACAGTTTATCACAGCACCATTGATTAAAAACCCAACACATGAAAATATTGTGAGTTACCCGAAAATTAAAAACGACGTATTTATAATTAGACAAGGGATATCAGCGTTTGATAATAATTACAAACTTGAACACATTACTAATTTGTTTGAATTAGAAACATACGCTGGGGGAAATTTCTTTAATATAATTAACAACAAATAATATGGCAATTGGAATATTTGGAACTGTACGTAGTGCCGATGTTAGTATTGAAGACATTAGTATTTATTATAACTATACACCTAATAGGGAAACTAGTAATGACACCGTGTATCCACTATTATCTAGTGAAATATTAAACTATTGTTATTTGCCTGAAAGCGATCCGAACCTCATTTCTGGCAATGAAAATCTATTAGAAGGTTTATATAATATGAAATTGCCAGCATCAATTTTTAATCAGTTGGGCATATATACAATATACATAAAACCCAAGACAACACCAACCACCATTATTGACTGTAGTGTATTATCAGCATTACCAACCGTTAAGGGAATAGTTTTAGATAGCGTATCCTTACCTGAGAATTTTCTAACTAATAATTCATTACAGGGATATAGGGTTGAGTATATTAATAGTGACGGAACTAAATTAAGAAATGTTGTCAGGCATGTTGTTACTTCCAATAGGGTTGTCCCAGTGGGTGAGAATATTGGCAATACGTCACAAAAAGCAATTAGATATCGTTTTGACGATTCAGGTAGTTTAATTTTTCTGCAGCTCAGTCCAAGTAGTTCGTCCGACGTAAAACCAAACGCATTACCTTTTATTGGTACTCCGGGGCAAACAATCTTATTAACGAACACATATTTTACTCCGTTGGTTGTTGAAATAACGATGGTAGAAAATACTCTTGATACAATTGCTGACATTATTGCCGGAGAACAAGTTAAAGATATTCGAAATGGTATAATGACATACTATGATAAAAACAGAGAAATAACGCATCAGTTTAATTTGTTTGAAATTAAAGATAATGTCGGCGAAGTACCACTATACGAAGTTAGAGAAAAGAGGACAAACATAGATACCAGCGAAAATATTACCGATATAATTAGTTCATCTGAATAATAAAAATAAATATTTTGAAGCGCATTAATTTATTGGAACAATTGATGATATAGTGTTTTAAATCCGGAAATTTTTTCTTTTAGTGTATTTATATTAAAACAAAAAATTTGTGGCAAAAGTAAGGATAGTTAATAAAGCA